GATGCCTGTAATGCAGCAGTTTAAGATTGTAGATAACACTGGTCAGCATATTGCAACCGATTATCTATTTATGAAAACAGAACAAAGTGGCCTTACTAGACCTCTTAAGATAAGAGTGGATCGTGATGGTCGCACATCGGAGATACCTGTATAGTGGCAACAACAACACTTGATAATTTATTACCACAGTTTGGTAGAGCTATTGGAGCCTTTATTGGTTCTTTTACTACTACGACTGCTATTGCAGCAAACACATCAGTAGTATCTACGGAACTTACTGATTCTGGTTTTAACAATGATGATGCACTAAATGACACATTTATAAAGATAACAAGTGCTAACAATGATGACACTGTAAGGCGTGTAACGGACTATACAGCGAGTTCTGGCACAATCACTGTATCAGGTACTGCTTTGACATCAGATAGCAGCACACAGGCTACATTTGAGATTTACAGATATGACCCTGATCAACTAAGAGATTCTCTTAATGATGCAAGGTTCAATGTATTTCCAAGACTATACAAAGAAATAAACGACAGAACTTTATGCCTGGCAGACACACAGAACAAGTATGCAAGGCCTTCATCTATTGCACCAGGATATGTAAGACAGATATATGAAGAGTCAAGAATAGATGCTCAAAGTTACGGAAACAATATTGTAAACACACTAAACTGTGACTTTGAAACATGGACAGACTCAACTACACCTGCTGACTGGGTAAACTCAAACTTTACAAGTATTACTCAAGAACAAGAAACTACATCACCAGATAACTACATGGTGTTTGCGGGCTCTAATTCAGCACAGTTTCAAGTACAGGCAAGTGCGGTTAACACAGCTTTACTTACAGTACCTAGCGGAACTAATTACAAAGGTGAAGAAATAAATGTAGGTATATGGGTATATTCTAAAACTGCAAGCAGAATATCTGCTGCAATACAGATTGATTCAGATTCCATATCAACAGGAACTACCCACTCTGGAGGTGGATGGGAAAGACTTACCCACACACTAGATGCAAAAGACTTAGACACAAGTATAAAAGTTGGTCTTCATGTAACAAGTGACTCTGATGCTTTCGTTTTCTATGCAGACGAAATGGTAGCAACAGCAGGACAAAGTGAAGTACCTAGTTTACTTGGAGCTCCTTTGCTTGACTGGAGAGAAGAAGGCGACACCATAGTTATAAAAAGTTCTATCTCTAATAGTGATAGAAGTCTGCATGTCAGAGGAATGGGTTTGCTTTCTTCCGTGTCCTCTGGCTCAGACACAATGGAAATAGACCAACAACAAGCAAGATTATTAATAAATCAAGCAGCAGCATTGTGGTTTCAACAAGACATAGATCAACTAGACATAGCAGATTTAAATGCTGCACAGAGAAGACAGACACACTTTCAGAACCTTGTAAACCAAGGTCATGGTGGTATGGCACCTTTAGCTTTGAAGAAAGGTGTTGTAAGCAGTCTTAACGGAGGTTACTAATGTCAACAGCTCCGTATAGTTCAGATATTGTATTAAGCAAAACAGATGGTTCTACTAATAAAGTAGGGCTCAAACTATATAGAGATGCACCGAATGTGCCTGGAGGATGGAGAATAGATCATGTGTCACCTGCACCTCCAAGACAGGTAAGCGACTCAGCAAACTACCAGCAGCAATCTCCTGACATAGGATTGGTTCTTGATCAAGACTCTTGGCATAGAGGATTTGGTGCATCAACAATATCTAGGTTCGGAACTGCAACAGAAGCAAACAGGGCAAGAGCAAGGTACGGATACTCAGATGGTGTTCTTGGTATGTTTAGAGGTGAACTTGTACTTGGATACCTGCAAGATGAAACTGACATATTGATAAGAAACGGAAGATTTGAACAGGTTGCAAGTGATAGTTCTTTTGATTTAACAGATTATGCAACTAACAATGCTACCCTTACATCTCAAACAACTTATGTAAAAAATGGTAACCGAGGTGGTCAGATAACAGCGACTGCAAATGGTGGATACATAGAGCAAACTATAAACAGTCCGACATTATTTCAAAGTAAAAAAGTTTTTGCTCATGTATATTTACGAAGAATATCTGGTTCAGGTAATGCAAAGATACAGATTGTAGACTCTGCTGCTACTGCATCAGGTGATGAAATAACAAGCACATCAGCTTTTGCTGCATCTCAAACCAACATAACTGTTAACGGAAGTGCATCAAGTCTAAAAGTAAGAATAACTTTGTCTACAAGTGGAGATGTTTTTGCCATTGATGATTTAGCATTTTTTCCAGAAGGTGGCACAACATGGACAGAACCACAAGAGTTTAGCAGTAATATTTACGCAGCTTGTGGTAGAGCAATCTATAAATGGGATGACACAGATGAATTATGGAACGCAGTATATGTAGACGGATCTTTCGCAATCACAGACTTAATAAGTTTTGATGGTGCTTTATATGCAGGTAGAGGTACAAGTGCAAACTATTTAAGAAGCACCGATGGCACTACATGGTCAAATCCCTCTACAAACAGTGGGAACGGAAGACTTGCTGAGTTTTTTGCAAGAGCTCGTAATGCCAGTGGTGATTTAGCTCTATTTAAGAGCAGAGCAAACCAAATATCCGTATCAACAGATCCATCAGACACTGCTAATTTTGGCAGTGAAATCAAATGTGGTGACTCAGATAGAGACATTACAAATTTATTTTCAGCTAATGACAGGTTGTATGTAGGAAGAGAAGATGGTCTCTTTCAGTATTCAAGAAGTGCAAACAAGTTTCTTGATTTACAACCAGAAGCAAACCTTTTTCCAGACGATTCAAACTTTAAATCTGCACAAGGTAGATCGGGTGCAATATTTGCTGGTGGTGGTGACCAAGCATTTTTTAGAATTGATGTTGGAAACTTTGATGGATCTTATGTATTTACAGATCTATCGTATATATTTAAGGCTCCTGCGTTCAGAGGATTCGGTGGAAGAGTAACAGCTCTAACGCAAGATAGAAATAACCTCTTTGTCGCACTAGCAGATGATTTAGCATCTGAGAGTTCAGGTTTCCCGTACACTTTCCCTTATTCTTTCTCAGGAGCCAACCTATCAAGAACAGTCAAACTTCTATCTGTAAGAACACAACAAGAAGAACCTGGTAGTCGATCAGAAGATGTACCTCATACTATTGCAAGTTTTGATGTATCAGATATAAACGCTATGGGTAAATTCAAAGGTTCGGAAAGAACAAGCCTATTTGTACTTGGTAATCTTATTAACGATGATTCTACTGATAGCAGTAATAATAGAGAGCCTAGAGCTTTTAGAATTAGGATGCCAATAAGAAACGAAAACCCTGCACTTAACTCTGTAATTGAACACAGACTTACTGGGGATTTTTATACACCTTATGTAAACTTTAACTATCCTGACATAAATAAATCAGCGATAAAGCTAACACTTACAGGCTCAAACTTGTCAGCAAGTAAAAATGTACAAGTATTTTATAAAGTAGACGATGACACGGACAATGACAATATAGGTTGGAATACATTTGGAGACGGAACAATTACATCTACAGGCCAAACTCTTGTAGGTGATTTTGCATCTGCATTGATTAACTTTGACAGAATTAGATTTAAGCTTGTATTTACAACAGATGATATTGCGGTATCACCAAGAATAAACTCACTTGTATTTCACGCTGCATGGAATCCAATCGATTACAGAAGATGGACAGCAGTTATTAAATTATCAGATAAAAGGTCAATGCAACTAAGAAGAGTAAGGTCTAGTTCTGTATTATCAACAGATGTTTCTACATTAGAAACTTTAAGAAAAGAGCCTTTTATAAAACTACAAGATCCAGACGGATCATCACATTTTGTAAATCTTAAGTATCAGGATGCTATGACATCCTCCAGGGTGTATGCAACAAGAGGGGTTGCACCAGATCAAACAAGATTGATAACATTAGAAATGACGGAGGTCAAAACAACATGAGTAATGAGTTTCAACATAAATCGGTAGGAAGTCAGATGACTCAGACCGAGTACGAGCATACTGACGGAACAGGACACATATTTGATAGCCAAGCTACAGGAGACATACCTTATGCTGATTCTTCTACAGTCATAAAAAGACTTGGAATAGGAAGTTCAGGACAGGTACTAGAAGTAAGTAGTGGTAAGCCAGCCTGGACAGCAGCAATTACAGGTGCTACATCAATATTAAACACATCATTAGTAATTGGTAGAGATGCAGACAATGACATTGACTTTGCAACTGACAATAATATTATTTTTAGAGCAGCAGGTGCTGACCAAATTAAGTTAATAGACGGAGCTCTAGCACCAGTAACAGACAACGATGTTGATTTAGGAACAAGCTCATTAGAATTTAAAGATGCTTTCTTTGATGGCACAGTAACCTCCGATGCTTTTGCAGGTCCTCTAACAGGAGATGTTACAGGAGATGTAACTGGTAACGCAGATACAGCAACAGCTTTGGCTACAGGTAGAACTATTGGTATGACAGGTGATGTCGTATGGACATCTGCATCATTTACAGGTGCAGGAAATGTTACAGGTTCTTCAACAATACAAGCAGATGCTGTTGAGTCAGGAATGTTAAACGACAATATTATTTCAGGTCAAACAGAAATTACTTCAGGTTTAGCAGATGCAGATGAATTATTATATTCAGATGGTGGAGTCCTTAAAAGAGTAGGACTAGACACTTTGTCAACCAAGATTTTAACTGGTAATGCTGCATCAGCAACAATACTAGCAACAGCTAGAGCAATTAATGGTGTTGACTTTGATGGTTCAGCAGCAATAACTGTGACAGCAGCAGGTTCAACTCTTAGTGATACAGTTCCTGTAAGTAAAGGTGGTACAAACGCAACATCTTTAGCAGACAAAGCTGTATTAATTACACAAGATTCTGGCACAGACACAGTTGCAGCAGCAGCGATGTCTACAAATGGACAACTTCTTATTGGTGGTACAAGTGGCCCAGCAGTAGCAACTCTTACAGCAGGTACTGGTATAAGCATTTCAAATTCTGATGGTGGCATAACAGTAACAAATAGCTCTCCAAGTGCAGCAACAGCATTAGACGATATAGCAGTAGGAGATTCAGCATCTACACTAGCTACATCAGCAGGTGACATTACTATTGATGCACAAGGTAATGACACTGACATTATATTTAAAGGTACTGATGGTAGTGCAGATACTACATTCCTTACACTAGATGGTAGTGATGCTGGTAAAGCATTGTTTAATGCAGATGTACAAGTTGGTAATGATTTATTCTTAAATACAGATTCATCTGTTATAAACATGGGTGCAGGTAATGATGTTACATTTACACATGATGGCACAACTGGACTAACAATAGCCGCTAATCCAATTACATTAGATTCTGGTGCAGATATAACATTTGATGCAGCAGGTAATGATTTTAGTTTCCAATCTGGTGGTACAGAAGTATTAAAGATAACTAACTCAGCTAGTGATGTAATTATAAAACCAGTTGTTGACGAAAAAGATATTATCTTCCAACAAAGAGATGGTACTGAAGTAGCAAGAGTAGAAGACAATGGAACATTTAATATAGTAACTGACAAGTTAGCAATCAATGGAACAGCAGTTACATCAACAGCAGCAGAACTTAACTTACTTGATGGTGGTACATCAGTTGGTGGTTCTATTACAGTTGTAGATGCTGATGGATTCGTTGTAAATGATGGTGGAACAATGAAAACCATTCCTGCATCAGATGTAAAGACTTACGCTGGTGGAGGTAGTGGTGGTGCTTATTCCCTTGTATCTAGCACTAACTTTGGTGCAAGTAGCACTATGACACATGCATTTTCAAATGTATTTACAGAAGAAAATGCAAACTACAGAATATATCTCCAGATGGGTCAATACAACCAAAGTGGTACTCCATTTCCATATCTAAGATTGTATACAGATACAGGAACAACTGAAGGTTCAACTGTTAGATATCATGGTAGAAGTGTTGGTTCAGGTGGTGTGTCTACAGAAACTAATTTAGGAACAGGAAATAGCACTGGTGCTTCTGGTGATGAATGGTCAATGATAGTTGCAACTGATACTAATGCTGGTGTGATTCAAGGTGATGACTTTCCAGCTTATCATGCAGTTATAGATATATTTAATGCTAGGCATACAACTGGAACTAGCCAAACAACAAATAGAGATAGAGTAACTTCTATTTCATGTCATGGTGGTTATATGGATATGGCAGGATACTTTAAACAATTTAGTTTTGAACTTCACATGGATGAAGCACAAGAATTATTTGGTTTCGGTATACATACATCAAAATACTATCCTGACTCTGATGGTGCTTTAGGTACAAACCTGCATGGTTCAAATAATCCTACTGAAGGTATGGCAGGGCAATTTGATTTATATAAAATAAGCGTTACATAGGAGATATTATGGCTACATGGAAAGATACAGATGGTTTTACAGATGCACAAGTCGCTGTGTTAAATAATTTAAGTGATTCAAGATATAACAATGATATTTATAATTGGTCAAATGGATACTTTCAATCAACCCTTGTTGATACTGATGTAGAAAATTTAAGAGCGATGGTAAATATTACAAATTATCAATTAGTAAGTGTTAATCCATCTGTTTTACAAAGCACTTTAAATGTTACATACGATAGTGCTAGTGATTATACAGACCAAGAAAAATCTTGGATTGCAGGTTGGAAATTTAATAATGTAGGAAAAATAGGTTTTGCAATAGCAAGGGCTAAAAGATTATCAGCACTTTCCTATGCAGACCAAACTATTATAGACTTGTTGGGAGAATCACTATAAAAGGAGATAAATGAATACCGAACAAGATTTATTAACATTAATACAAACTAGAAATCAAAGAATAGCAGAGTTAGAACTGAAAGTCTTGGATTTAGATAGAGAAAATAAGGAGCTAAAAAATGCCTTACCACACAACCAAAAAGAAAATGGGAAAGGGAATGAAGAAGAAGAAAAACGGAATGAGAAAAAAGAAAAAGAAGTAAATGGCAAGTAAAGCTAAGAAAAAAAGTATTACTGTCAAAGGTGTTAGTCTAACGGGCCTTACTCCCAGGCAACAGACTGCTATGAAAAAACATGGCAAACACCACACAGCAAAGCATCTTAGAGACATGAAGAAAAGAATGTCTAAGGGTGCTTCGTTCTCAGCAGCCCACAAACAATCACAGAAAGCAGTAGGAAGATGAAACTATTTACATCGTTACTACCTTTGATGCCTCAACCATACAAGAATATCGTTAAGTTCTTCTTGGCTACACTTAAAAATGTAGATGAAAAAGAAGAGCTTGTAAGAATAGGAAACCTATTTGCAGATATACTTGAAGACGGCAAGGTTACTCCTCAAGAGTGGCTTACTCTTGCAGGTAAAAATGGACTAGGTATACTAAAAGGAAATGGCAAGTAGAAAAAAAACAACTAAAAAGAAAACCAAGTCTCGTGTAAATGAGGCTGGTAATTACACCAAGCCCACTATGAGAAAGCGTTTATTTGAAAAGATAAAGCGTGGATCTAAAGGTGGTGCACCGGGTAAATGGTCTGCAAGAAAGGCTCAAATGTTAGCAAGGCAGTATAAAGCTAAGGGTGGTGGTTATCGTGGCTAGAAAAAAGTCACAGAAATCTCTTGCTAAATGGAGTAAGCAGAACTGGGGTTATGTTACTAAGGGTGACGAAAAGAAACCTAAAAGCAAACGAGGCAGATACTTACCAAAATCAGTGCGTGACAGGATGACTGCAGCAGAAAAAGCTGCAAGTAATCGTAAGAAACGTAAGGCTGGTGGCGTAGGTAGTCGTGCTAAATACTCCAGAAAAGTAAGGAAGGCTGTAAGAAATGCCTAAGAAGAAATATCAGAATCCAAAAGGTGGACTAAACGAAGCAGGCCGAAAGTTTTTCAAAAGAACTGAAGGATCAAATCTCAAAAGACCACTTAAATCAGGTACATCCCCTAGACGAGTTAGCTTTGCTGCACGATTTGGTGGCATGGCAGGCCCTCTCAAAGACAAGAAAGGTAGACCTACTAGACTCAAGTT